GAAACATCAAATTTGTTGATGCACCATTCATTCCAATTAGGGATGAAGTAAAAGTTACAGGAAGAATGACACAAAGAAAATTTGCTTGGGAAGTATTCAAAGAAGCAATTGCAGAATTAGAAAAGAAAGAAAATGATTTTAAAACAATTGTTGTTGACTTACTTGAAGATACATATGAATATTGCAGACTTTATATGTATGACCAAATGGGAATAACACATGAAAGTGATGATTCATTTAGGGCATGGGATAAAGTAAGAACGGAATTCTTATCAACACTAAAAAGACTTATGAATTTAGATTATGAAAACATTATTTTAATATCACATGAAGACACATCAAAAGACATTACAAAAAGGGGTGGTGATAAAATAACAGCAATCAAACCAAATCTTCAAGAAAAAGCAGCAAACAAAGTTGCAGGTATGGTTGACATGGTTGCAAGAATTATTGCAGATGACAACAAAAGAATTTTATCATTCAAATCTGATGAAGTTGTATTTGGTGGTGGAAGATTATCAACATCAGTAAATGAAATTGATTTAGATTATGACACATTCCTTGAAGTATATGAAGAAGCAAATAAATCAGCAGTTGCAAACCTAAAAACACAAGAAAAAACACAGGAAAAAGTTGAAGAAAAAACAACAGAAGAAGATGCAGAAGAAAAAACAAAAAGAACAACAAGAAAAAGACAAGCAAAAGAAGAAATGACAACAGATGAAATGATTGAAAATTTACCATTCGCACCTGATGAAGAAGAAAAAGCAGAAAAACCAAAAGAAGAAAAGAAAGAAGAAGCACCAAAGGCAACAAGAACAAGAAAAAGAAGGGGTGAATAAATATGCCAAAAAATGCAGAAGAAATGTTTATTTAAATGCTAATGGAAGGAATGCTTAAAGGTGGAAAAAGTACAAAAAGACCAGTAGCATTAAATAAAGAAGCGGTAAATGAATTGGCAAAAAATAATAAAGTATTATTTGATGCACATATAAAAGCTGGTTTTACAGCAGAACAATCAATGCAGATAATAACTGCAATTATAAATAAATTATAATATGAAAGGTTAAAAAAGGTGATTATTATGTCAGAAAAAAATATATTTGATAAATGGGATAAAGAAGTTGACACAGAAGGATTGGCAAAGGATGTTGAAGAAGCAGCATCAAATGGTGGACAAGCAAATTATAAGGAAGTACCACATGGAGAATATGAAGTTGCAGTTCAACAAATGGAATTAAAAGCAAGTTCAAAAGGTGACCCAATGGTTTCAATATGGTTCAAGATTGTATCAGATGGTGAATATAAAGGTTCAATGATATTTATGAATCAAGTAATTACACAAGGATTCCAAATACATATTGTAAATGAATTATTAAGAATGATGGTTTCAGAAATGGGTGATGATGCACCAGTAATTGAATTCAAAACATATAAACAATATAGTAATTTAATTATGGATGTATTTGAAGCAATAGATGATAATTTTGAATTTGCACTTGATTACAAAAAAGGTAAAGGTGATTTCAGCAAATACGAAATTACAGAAGTTTTCACATTAGAAGATTAATTGAATAAATAGGGTGGTGAAATTCCACCCTTCAAAATAAGAAAGGGTGTGACTAGGAATGTTATTTTATGATTTTGAAGTATTCAAAGAAGATTGGTTGGTTGTGATTATTGATATGACTAAAAAGAAGGAACATGTCATCATTAATAATCCTGATGAATTAGAAAGAATTTACAATGAAAATGTAAATGATATTTGGGTTGGATTTAATTCAAGACATTATGACCAATACATTCTGAAAGGCATCCTTTGTGGTTTTGACCCAAAAAGAATAAATGATTACATCATTGTCAAAGGTAATCCAGGATGGAAATTTTCATCATTATTTAGAAATATACCACTTAATAATTATGATGTAATGTCAAATATAGATAGGGGTTTGAAATCATTTGAAGGTTTTATGGGAAATAACATTAAGGAATCATCAGTTCCTTTTGATATAGATAGAAAATTGACAGAAGAAGAAATTCAAGAAACTGTAAAATATTGTAGACACGATGTTGAACAAACAATTGAAGTATTTTTACAAAGAAAAGAAGATTTTGAAGCATGTATGGGATTGGTAAAACTAGCATGTCAAGGAAAACCATTGAATCTTTCATTAATTTCAAAAACAAAATCACAATTGGCTGCAATAATACTTGAAGCAACACCAAAAGAACATGATGATGAATTTGATATTGATTTCCCTTCAACTTTAAAAATTGAAAAATATAAAGAAGTTGTTGATTGGTATAAAAATGAAGACAACAGATGTTATGAAAAGAATGGAAAAAAGAATCAACTAGACATTATGATTGCAGGTGTTCCACATCAATTTGGTTGGGGTGGTGTCCATGGTGCAATTCCACAATATAGTGGTGAAGGTTATTTCCTAAACATGGATGTTGCATCACTATATCCATCACTTATGATTCAATATAATTTACATAGCAGAAACATGAAAGACCCAAAAAAATATGAAGAAATTTATCATACAAGGTTGAAATACAAAAAAGAAAAGAACCCATTACAAGCACCATTAAAATTAGTATTAAATTCAACATATGGTGTAATGAAAGATAAAAACAATGGATTATATGACCCACTTCAAGCAAATAGAGTTTGTGTATATGGTCAATTGTTATTACTAGATTTGATTGAAAAATTAGAACCACATTGCCAAATTATCCAATCAAATACTGATGGTATTCTTGTAAAAATGAACAAATATGAAGATTTTGACATGATTGATGATATTGCATATGAATGGGAACAAAGAACACATCTAACATTGGAATTTGATGAATATAGAAAAGTATTTCAGAAAGATGTTAACAATTACATAATTGTTGATGCTAATGGAAAATACAAATCAAAAGGTGCATATGTTAAGAAATTAAATAATCTTGATTATGATTTACCAATTATTAACAAAGCATTAGTTGAATACATGGTTCACAATATTCCAGTTGAACAAACAATCAATGAATGTGATGATTTGAAAGAATTTCAATTGGTAACAAAAATTTCAAATAAATATACACACATTTTACATGGTGATGAATATATAAAAGAGAAATGCATCAGGATATTTGCATCAACAAATGAAGAAGACAAGGGTGTTACAAAAATACATGCAACAACAGGAAGACCTGCAAAAATATCAAATTCACCTGAACATTGCTTCATTTATAATGATGAAGTAAATGGTGTGAAAGTTCCAAAGAAATTGGACAAAGCATGGTATGTTGACCTTGCACAAAAAAGATTAAAGGATTTTGGGGTGATATAGATATGAATGAAAATAATAAAAGTGTATTACATTTATTAGTTGGTGATGATGGCTTTGAAGATTTTGTCTTTGATAGTGATTTTGATGTTGAATATGATGACAGGGAAAAAATTGAAGATGTTGCAAGTTTTAAAAGAGAATTAGCAAGACAAAATATGCTAACACCACAACTTGAAGAATTTATTGAAAATTATTTGCGATGGGATAACAAATAAAGAAGGGGGTGATTGAATTATGTTCTTCAAAGGATATGTTGAAACCAAAAATAAAAAATGTATGGAAAAGTTCAAAGGAAGAACAGATTTCAAAAATTATAAACAAGTTCAATCATTACTTGAATTTGCTGGTATTCTTGCAACAGATACAATACTAATTGATATTGATGATTTTGATGAAAGTGAAATATTATTTAAAATTGTTCAGGATTTAAAACTTAAATGTAGAGTATATAAAACAACTAGGGGAAAACATTTCTTATTCAAAAATACAAATGTTGAAAGTAATCGCACACATGCAACACTTGCACTTGGAATTACATCAGATATTAAAATTGGAAAACGAAATGCATATTCAATCTTGAAATTTAATAATGAAGATAGACCAATTTTATATGACACAACAGGAAAAAAAGAAGAAGCACAAGAACTTCCAAAATGGTTGATGCCAATAAAAACAACAATGGATTTTTTGAATATGTCAGCAGGTGATGGAAGAAATCAAGCATTATTTAATTATATATTAACTTTACAAGCAAATGACTTTTCAAAAGAAGAAGCAAGAGAAACAATAAAACTTATTAATAAATATGTTTTAAAAGAGCCATTAACAGATGATGAAGTTGATGTCATAATTCGTGATGAAGCATTTGCAAAACCTGTATTTTTCAAAGGTTCATCGTTCTTATTTGATAAATTTGCAGTATTTTTGAAAAATAATCATCACATTGTAAGAATAAACAATCAATTGCATTTATACAAAGATGGAATATATGTTGCAGGACAACAGGAAATTGAATCAGCAATGATAAAACATATACCACAACTAAACAGAGCCAAAAGAACAGAAGTAATGTCATATTTAGATATTATGATAAGAGAAAATACAAGACCAGCACCAGCAAATTTAATTGCATTTAGAAATGGAATATATGACATATTAGAAGACAAGTTTTTTCAATTTTCACCTGAATTTGTTATTACAAATAAAATTGATTGGGATTATAACCCAAATGCTTATTTTGAATTAACAGATGAAGTGTTAAATAACATTGCATGTGATGATAAAGAAATCAGGTCATTACTTGAAGAATTGGTTGGTTATTGTATGTATAGAAGAAATGAACTTGGAAAAGCATTCATATTAACTGGAACAGGTTCAAATGGTAAAAGTACATATTTGAATTTAATAAAAGCAATGTTAGGAAAGAAAAATATTTCTGTTCTTGATTTAAAGAAATTGAATGATAGATTTTCAACTGTAATGTTATTTGGAAAACTTGCAAATATAGGTGATGATATTTCTGATGAATTTATAACAGATGCAGCAGAATTCAAAAAGATAGTAACAGGTGAAACAATAGATGCTGAACAAAAAGGACAGCCAAAATTTGATTTTGAACCTTATGTGAAATTAGTATTTAGTGCAAACACTATTCCAAGAATAGGAAAAGGAAGGGATTCAAGTGCAATATTAAGAAGGCTTGTAATTGTACCATTCAATGCAAAATTCACTTCTGATAATCCAAATTTCAGACCATTCATTGGGGATTCACTTCAAGGTCAAGAATCAATGGAATATTTAATTACATTAGGTATTGCAGGATTGAAAAGAGTTCTAAAAAACAGAAAATTCACAACATCAGCAAAAATTGAAAATGAATTGAATGAATATGAAGAAACAAATAATCCAATTATAGGATTCTTCAAAGAATGTGAAGCAGAAGATATAAATATTGAAAATGAACCAACAAATCAAGTTTATACAAAATATAAAGAATTTTGTATTAGAAATAGTCTTCAAGAATTATCAAGTGGGGAATTTTCAAAACAAGTCAAAAAATATTTTAATTTTGTAATTATTGATAAAAAAATACAAGGTAAAAAATGCAGAATATTCATAAAAGCAGAAGGTCAATAAAATACAAAAGATAAGGGGGAATTGATATGCCAAAAACAGAATTTCATGTAAATAAAATAACATATAACCCATTCATTAAAAATTGGATAATGTGTGTAAGATATAGAACTGATATATTATGGTGGTATCAGATTTGTACTAGAAGCGGAAGACTTATTGGAAAAGAACATCAAGCAAAATGTAAATATTCAAAATTTGAATGGGAAAAGGTGAAAGAAAAGGATGGTGTGCAACAATGTTCAAAATAATTACAACAATTATAATAATTTTAGCAGTTCTAATGGTGTGTATAGCAGCATTTAAGACTGATAATGTAAAAAAAGAAGTGTATTATGAATGTAAAGATATGTTCGGAAATAATGTGGTTTGTGAAAAAATATATAATTCTTATGGTCAATTATGGGGAATAACATCAGATGGAACAGCCGTACAAATAACAAGTGGTAGAAAAGTAGGTGATTAAATGGAAAATATAAATGGAAATAAAATTGAAGCATGTCAAGAAATTGGAACACATAATTATAATATTTTGATAAATAAATTATATCTTGTTGATTTTAAAGAAAATTCTGATAATTCAGGAAAAGGAAGTTATTCAAATGGAGAATTTGAAGGTTTAAATGCTATACATCCAACAGATGTGATTGTTGTATCAGAAAATAAAAATGAAGCAAAATTTATTGAAGGAAAAACAAATTTGAAAAGTATCATAACAAAATTATTAAGTGATTGGAATTATAAATTTTATAATATTGAAATCATTGAAGTAGGTGATAAATAATGGATTTATTTAGAAAAAAGAAAGTTAGAAAATTACTTGATGAATTAGAAGATACAAATAACATGTTGATTCAAGAAAGAAGTAAAACAAAGAATTTACAAGAAAGTGTAAATAATCTTGAAAGAATATCAACACAAGCATTGGAAGAAAATCAAACATTAATAAAGTGGATTGAAAAAATACTCGATACTTTTGGAACAATGGAAGTAAAAAATAGGATGAATGTTCAGATTCCAATTTATAAAGATAGAATAAGAGCAGTTGAACAACCTTTTTTTGAACCACTACAAATAAAAGAAAGAATTGAAATTCCATCAATAACAATAATAAAAATGAGGTGAAAAAGTATGGATGAAGAAGAAAGAAAAAAGATAATTAGTTGTATTACAAATATAGAAGACAAAATGAATTCAATAAAATTAGAAGTATTCCCACCGCATAACAAGCCATATAAAGGTTATATTTTGGAAAAAGCAAAACCAATATTGAATGATATTCAAGTAATAATTAGTATGTGTGAAAGTAGGTGATATAAGTGGAAAAAGAAGATTTAATTCAAGTTATATACAATCATGATGAATCTTTAAATAGAAGTATAGAACAAGTTAAAAAAGATATAGAATATCAACAAGATTTATTAAAATTAAATGAAAAACATAATAAAAATACAAGTAATGTTCAAAGTAAGATTGATGAATTAAGAATAATATTAACAACATTGGAAAATACACAAGATGATTTCAATGAAGAAATGAATGAAAATGATGTTGATATTAAAGAAATAAAAGAATATTGTGAAAAGTAGGTGATAAGATGGCAAATTTAGCAAAGAAATTAAGAGATGAAGAAGATAAAAAGCAAATTAAAAAATTAACAGGTAAAACACCAAAGCATAGATGCCCAATTTGTCATAGATTCACATTATGGGCAAATGATGGAAAAACAAGAAAATGTTTGATGTGTGAATTGATAAAGAAGGAAAGGGAAGAAAATGCAAATAAAATTTAATGGTGAAGCGGAAGATATATCAATGATATTAGTGTCCGCAGAAAGATATGCACTAGGAAGAAGAACATACATTGTTGGGTGGACTTGTGAAATTATAAAGAAAAATATACATTTGTTATCAGGTAAAGACAAAGCGGTTATGATTAGAGATATAGAAACAGCAATTTCATATGGTGATGAATGTGATAAACAAGAATGGATGACTTTGTTAGAAATATTAAGAAAGGAAATCAAAAATGTTAGAGTTACAAACAACAATACAAATAAAAATTCATAATAATACATATAATGTTCACTTAATAGATGAACATTCCAAATATTTAATTATGGATGATGGTGAAACACATAGTGGTGTAACAGATTTTGTGACAAAAAATATATACATCAGGAATGATTTGAATGATGATTCACTTAAATATACTTTATATCATGAAATAACACATGCATATATTGAAAGTTATGGATTATTACAAGTGGATTGGAATGATGAAATTGTTGCAGATTTTGTTGCAAACTATATGATTGATATTTTTAAAACTATTGATGAAATAACAAGTAAATTAAGAAAGGTGGTAATAAATTATGAAACCAATAAAAAGAAAAACAACAAACACAACTTTTAAAAGACCTGATTGTTACGATTTACCAGGTACAAGATATAAATATGAAGATGAAACACCAGCAATTGAAACATGTTGGGAATTAGATGACATTGAACTTGAAAAAATAAAGAAAACAAGAAAAATATACATTCAGCAGGAAGGACAAACACTTGCACCAATGGCAGTATCTGCAAATAGTGTGTTGACTGATGGTGAAGAAGATGAATGATATGAAAATAAAAGAAACAATTAGAACTGATAGTGGAAAAATGAAATATTGTTTACAAGTAGAACAAGGTGATTCAAAATTACAAATTTATATAAGAAATGGTGAAATATATTTTGAAAGTTGTGGTTATGGATTTTCTACATATCCAACATTTGATTTAAGTAATGAAGCCCATGTTTTAGCCAAAGAAGTTTTTGTTACATCTTTAAAAGCAGATGTTAAAAATAGGTGTTTAGAATTAAAACAACTTGAAACTATTTTAAATGAATTAGGTCTTACAGATGTAATATCAGATGAAATTCAAAAAGGAAGTTTTCTGTTAAGTTTAAAGCAAAAATTATTAAATAAGGGGTAATAATTAGATGAGTGAAGCAGATAAAATTTTTGAAGAAATTGGTTATAAAAAATATGAACATAATATTTTCAAAGAAGGTGAAGAACCAAAATTCAATGAATGGATTACACAAGATGCACCATTTATTGAATATCGTGATGAAAAAGAAATCAATGGAATTTATTATTCAATGTTTATCATGTTCATGATTGATGCAAAAAGGGTTCAAATTGGTGGATATGAAAAAGGAACAACACCATATGGAAAACATTATGAAATAGTAAGAAACTCAATTTTGAACACAAAAGAAGTAAAAGCAATTAGTTTGAAAGTAGGTGAATTAGGTTGGAAATAAAGTCAAATATTTTAGAAGAATATAAAATTAAAATTGAAGAAGCAAATGGTGTCAAAATGATATTTGTATATAACAAGGATGACAAATATATTGGAACACTTAAAGATTTTGAAATGTATGTTGATAAATATGGACTTTCACAAATTCAAACATACAATGACCACAAAGTTTGTTCAATAGGATTTAATGAAAAAGAACAAAAATGGTATGGTTGGTCACATCGTGCAATCTTTGGTTTTGGAATAGGTTCAGTTGTAAATGAATGTTCATGTTGTGCATCAAGTGGGTGGACAGAAGAATATTTGAAGGAACATCCTGATGAAGATTTATCACTTCCAGTTGGATTCAAAGCAAAGACATTGGAAGATGCAAAAAGAATGGCAATTGCATTTGCTGATTCAGTTGCATAGAAAGAAGGTACATATGAAGCGAATAAAATATTATTTGTTTTGTATTAAATGGTTATATAAAAATAGAAATTGGGATAATACAAGACAAAAATTTAAGAGAATGGAAAAGGATTTCCAAAATAGCAAATGGAATAAATAAAAATTTTACTAGAAAGGAATTAGTTATGAAAAAATTATTAATTAAATTATTATATAAACTGATAGGTTTAAAAACATCAACAGCAACATTGATTGATGGAAATGATTTCATCATAAAATTCCATAATAAATTTTATTTAATGACAGCATATACATTGGAACAACAAATTGAAGGAAAAGAAGATTTACATATAACTTTTACGGATATTCTTTCAGTAGTACAAAATAAAAACAAAAATAAAGAAAAAAGGTGGGATTATTAATGACAACTAGCAGAAGAATTGAATTATTTGAAGGATTTATTGGTGATAAAATATCAAAAGAATTTAAAAAATGGTTAACAGATAATGGTTTCTTCACAGCACCAGCATCAACAAAATATCATGGTGCATATGAAGGTGGATTGTTTGACCATTCATATGAAGTTGCACAGGTTTTAATTGATATGACTAACAGATTAGATTTAAAATGGGAAAGACCTGAAAGCCCTTACATAGTAGGAATGTTTCATGACTTATGCAAAATAGATAATTATTTGACAGTTGAAGATGAAGCAGGTGACACGATGATGGGAACAGGTGAAGTAAAAGGAAGGGAAGTTCATTTTGAATATAATCCAAATGTAGTTCTAAAAGGTCATGGTGATAAGTCAATTATGTTATTATCACAATTTATGACACTTACAGAAGAAGAAATTTATTGCATAAGATTTCACATGGGTGCTTATGAAGGACAAGACCAATGGGATAATTATGACAGGGCAATCAGAAAATATGAAACTGTTTTATTCACCCATACTGCTGATATGTATGCAAGTAAAGTTAAAAACACATAGAAAGAAGGTAATATTATGAATAATGGTGATTTAGTTGTTTATGTTCCAAAAGATTCAGATGGAAATGTTTATAAATGTGAGATTGGAAAAATTAAAAGAATAGATGGTGATTCTGCATTTGTTTATTTTCATTCAGGTGAAACAGTAAGTAAAACCAATCTTTCAGATTTAATAAAAATTGATAATCAATCATATATTCAACTTACAATGCTTGGTGGTAATGTTGCAGAAGAAGCATTGATTGCAGGATATTATGAAGAAGATAAAAGTTATGTTGTTGAATTACATAAGAACAAAATTGATGGAATATTAAAGAAAATATTCAATGCAAATGAAATTAAATACTTATGATGAAAGGTAAGGTGATGTTATGTTTTGGGGTGGTTTAATACTTGGCATCATGATTGGTGCATTAGTTGGAATGTTAACTGTTGCACTTATGGTTGCATCCAAAGATAAGGATGAAGAAGATGTCAAAGTTTATGAAGTCGCAGAAAATAATTTGCGAAAATATTACACAAGACCATTTAATGATATAAAACTTGATGGATTTAAAGCAGATTTGAAAATTATATTAAAAAATGATATTGAATTCTATCAAAAAATGTATTCAATAAATAAAAGTACATATTATTTTGGAAGAATTGAAGAATGTAAATTTATATTAAGTTTAGTGGAAGGAAAAAAGAATTTATGAAATTAGGTAATGCAAATCACGATTTTACATATTGCACAAACATTAAATGCAGTCAAAGGTCAGTTTGCACAAGACACAAAGACAGATGGAATTTTAAAGATGATGAAAATTATTGGTTTGCTGAATTTGATGAAGCCGATTGTGTAAGAAAGGAAATGAAAGCATATGGATTCAAAATATAATCATGCAGAAGCATTCTGTTTGATGACATATAGATGTCAAAGTTGTGGAAGAACAGAAGTATTATGGAATAGTAGGGATGGTGTAACACCTTTTATAATAAATTGTGAAAAATGTAATGGACAAATGCAGCATGTAAATTGGAATCAAGATGTTAGAAATAAGAATTATATTCCTAAAATTGGACAAAGGGTATTTATTGACACACCGATTGATGCTTATAAAATAATGATGCGAACAAAAGCAAAATACATAAAAGAACATGTTGAAGGAAACATGGACACACTTCAAAGAATATACAATGGATTGATAAAAGAATATAAAGCATCAGAACCCTATATCATCAAGGTTTAGTTCAAGATAAGTTCAAGGTGGGTTCAAGGTAAAATATAAGACCTTGAACCGATTGAAAGTCAGTAATAGCAATGGTTAAATAGTAAGGGTTCAATGTGGTTCAAGATATTATTAACTTAATAACTAAAATCATAAAAAATAAAATCGTAAAATTTTAATGTTTTCTAAAAAATAAAATAATATAGAAATGACCTTGAACCTTGAACCGATTTTGAAAAATCAAATCTTGAAAGTATTGAAAAATAAATATTTCTTGCGGTTCAAGGTGAAGGTTCAAGGTTCAAGGTGAAAATTAAATATGAAGGAAGGTGATTGTTTATCATGACAGCTGAAAAATTTTTAAATCAATTATATAGATTGAATAATTTAATAAAAAGTGACAAGGAAGAACTTGAAGAATTAAGAAGTTTGTCAACATCAATTTCAGGAGATATGACCAAAGAACGAGTTCAGACAAGTACAACGAATGATAAAATAACAGATATTATATCAAAAATTGTAGATTTAGAACATGAAATTGAAAATGAAATTAAAACCTTTATAGATTTAAAAAAAGAAGTAAGAAGTGTAATCAATCAAGTTGAAGATGTTGATGAAAGATTGTTTTTAAGATATAGATATATAAATTTTTACCAATGGAAAGCAATCACATTAGCAATGAAATGTTCTAACACACAAGTTCAAAGATTAAAGGACAGAGCAATTGAAAGTGTTGACCAAATACTTTCAAATCATAACAAAGAAGAACAAAAGTAAACAATTGTTAACAAATGTTATTAAAGAAATAAATATTGAATAAAAATACAATTGATTTACATATGTATTGTGTTTTAAAATATAATCAGTAGAAATGTATCAAGAACTATCTTGATACATTTTATTTTTATATGAAAAAGAAAGGAAGTGTTGCAAATCGTGTCAAAAGTTAATAAAAATGTTCAAAATAATAACAAAGTTGAAGAAAATATTAACAAAAATAACAAAAATGTGAACAAAATTGAACAAAAAGATAACAAAAATGAAAAAAAGTTAACAGCAAAACAACAAAAATTTGTTGATGAATACTTGATTGACTTAAATGCAACACGAGCCTACAAGACAGTATATCCCAAGTGTAAGAGTGATGAAGCAGCGAATGCAGCAAGTAGCAGACTGTTAAGAAATGTTAAGGTGCAAGAACAAATTGAAATAGGACAACAGGAAATTCAAGCAAGAACAAAGATAACACAGGACAAAATTGTTAAGGAACTTGCAAAAATTGCATTCAGTAATGCCACAGATTATGTTGAAGTTGTTACAAGACCAACGATTCGTAGGGTATGGGATAAAGAAGAAGAAAAATATGTTTATGAAGAAGGTGATGTTTATGAACAAGACATCATCCTTAAAGATACAAAAATGTTAACAGAAGACCAAAAAGCAGCAATTTCATCAATAAAAAATACAAAACATGGAATTGCTATTGAACAATGTAACAAAGTTGAAGCATTACATTTACTTGGTCAACATTTAGGCATGTTTAAAAATGTTCAACCTGTAATTCAAAACATTATACCAAAGAACCCATATAATGATTTGACAGTTGAAGAATTGAAAGCATTAGCAAAACAGAAAAAAGGTGATGCGAATGCAAAAGACATTAAATAGTGTTGATTTACTAGAAATTCAAAAAGCATTAGCACGAAAAGAATTCTTTTCATATTGTAATTTGAAAGCACCTGAATTTTATCAGGAAGATAGAAAATTCTTGAAAAATGTATGTAATGATTTTCAAAATTTTTATGAATCAGATGAAGATGTTTTGATTTTGAACATGCCACCAAGACATGGAAAATCAAGAACAGCAGGATGCTTTGTTGAATGGGCACTTGGAAACAATCAAAATGAAAAAATAATGTTGGGTTCATATAATGAAGCATTATCAACAACATTTTCAAAAAATGTCAGAGATACAATCACAGAACAAAAAGGTGATGATGACAAAATCGTATATTCTGAAATATTTCCTGATGTTGTAATAAAATATGGTGATAGTGCAATGAATAAATGGTCATTAATAAATGGTTATAACAATTATTTAGCAACATCACCAAAAGGAACATCAACAGGTTTTGGTGCAACCTTAATGATTATTGATGACTTAATTAAATCAGCACTTGAAGCAAATAATGCTGATGTACTTGAACAACAATGGACATGGTTTACAGACACAATGCTTTCAAGACTTGAAGAAGGTGGAAAAATCATCATAATAATGACAAGATGGCATGATGATGACCTTGCAGGTAGAGCATTAAGACATTTTACAAAACTTGGTATGAAAGTAAGACATATTTGTTATAAAGCATTACAAGATGATGGAACAATGCTTTGTCCTGAAATACTTTCAAAAAGAAGTTATGAAATAAAAACAAAATCAATGTCAAAAGAAATTGCAGCAGCAAACTATCAACAAGAACCAATTAATATAAAAGGAAGATTATATTCAGGATTTAAAACATATACAAAATTACCAACAGATGAAAATGGTAATCCTGTATATAGTAAAGTCAAAAATTATACAGATACAGCAGACACAGGTGATGATTACTTATGTTCAATTGATTATGTTGAATATAATCAAGAAGCATATGTTATTAATGTCATTTACACAAAAGATGGAATGGAAATCACAGAACCAGCAGTCGCCAAAATGTTATTTGATGATAAAGTAAATGAAGCGGACATTGAATCAAATAATGGTGGTCGTGGATTTGCAAGAAATGTTGAAAGTATTTTATTACAGAAGTTTAATTCAAACCGATGTATTATAAATCCTTTCTATCAAGGCAAAAATAAACAATCAAGAATATTATCAAATTCAACATGGGTTATGAATCATATATATTTCCCAGTTAACTGGGCAGACCGTTTCCCTGAATATTATGATTCAATGGTTAGATATCAAAAGGAAGGTAAAAATGCACATGATGATGCACAGGATGCAACAACAGGAATTGCAGAAAAAGTTGGTCAAGGTGATACATTTAGTTTTGATTAAGGTGATGTTATGGATATAATGAAACAATTAGAAAAAGTTGTAAATCAAGTTGAAAAAATTGATTATACAAATGTTTATATAAAAATAGAAACTGAAAATGATAAATTCATTATGGATAAGATGAAACCAAAAAATAGAATAGGTTTTGATGTGAAAGGGGGTGAATGACATGTTTGAAGGTTTATTCAGTAGATTTAAAAGAAACAATATTGTTAAAGAAAGTGATGAAGACTTATCACTTGATGAAAAAAATGTTATAAGTGAAATTAAAGATTTTATGGCTTCAAGTAAAAGAAAATACATGATATTAGGTGAAAAATATTATGATGGAAAACATGACATTCTAATAAGAAAAAGAACTGTAATTGGTAAAAATGGAGAACTTGAAGAAGTTAAAAATTTACCAAATAATAGAATAGTTGATAATCAATATCAAAAAATGGTTGACCAAAAGAACAATTACTTACTTGGACAGCCTTTTTCAATTCAAACCAATAATGATGTATATGCTGAACACTTGAAAAACATATTCAATAAAAAGTTCAGAAAATTATTGAAAAATATTGGTGAAGATTCATTGAATGAAGGAATTGGTTGGTTGTTCGTATATTATGATGAACATGGACAATTCACCTTCAAAAGATTCAAACCATATGAAATTATACCAATTTGGAAAGATGCTGAACATACTGAACTTGATTATGTTATAAGAATGTATGTAACAATCAAAGTTACTAAAAATAACAAGAAAAAGTTCATTGACCATGTTGAAGTTTATAATCAACAGGGAATTTTCAATTTTACATATGAAGGTGGAAAATTAATTCCTGATGAAAAGAAACCTTTTGAAAATTATTTCACAGTAATTGATGGAAAAGGTAAAGAACAAGGTTATAACTGGTTGAAAATTCCATTAATTCCATTCAAATATAATAGTAAGGAAATTCCTTTGATTAAAAAATTAAAATCATTGCAAGATGGTTTGAATTTAATTGAATCTAATTTCTTAAATCAGATGGAAGAAGATGTTAGAAATACAATATTGGTATTAGTCAATTATGATGGTCAAAATCTTGCAGAATTCAGAAAGAATTTAGCAGAATATGGTGCGGTTAAGGTTAAAACAGTTGATGGTGCACCTGGTGATTTAAAAACATTGCAAATTGAAGTAAATTCAGAAAATTACAAAGTAATAATTGATTTATTCAAGAAAGCAATAATTGAAAATGCTAGGGGTTATGATGCAAAAGATGATAGACTTGGAAACAATCCAAATCAAATGAACATTCAATCAATCTTTTCAGATATTGACCTTGATGCAAATGGAACAGAAACAGAATATCAAGCAGCATTTGAAGAAATTTTATGGTTTGTAAATTGTCACTTGGCAAATACAGGTTGTGGAAATTTTGAAAATGAAGATGTTGATATTATATTCAATCGTGATATGCTTATATCTGAATCTGATATTATTGACAATATTAATAAATCACAAGACTTATCACTTGAATCAAGACTTGCAAATCATCCATGGGTTGATGATGTCAATGCAGAACTTGAAAGAATTGAAAAAGAAAAACAAAAAGAAATTGAACAATATCCTTTTCCAAATCAATTTGGTAATAATGACCCATCAAAAACAAAACCAAATGATGAAGGCGGTGATGTAGAAGATGGCGAAAAAGAATAAGGAATATTGGCAAGGTAGATTTGAACAATTAGAAAAAACATCACATCAAGATGCAATGGTTACATATTCAAATATTGAAAAATCATTTTATGAAGCACAAAGGGAAATTGAAAATAAAATAAATAGTTGGTATGTTAGATTTGCAAATAATAATCAAATGACAATTGAAGATGCAAAAAGATTACTTAATTCACAGGAATTAAAAGAATTCAAATGGGATGTTCAAGATTATATAAAATATGGGCATGAAAATGAATTAGATGAAAGATGGATGAAAGAACTTGAAAATGCATCAGCAAAATATCATATATCAAGACTTGAAGCATTAAAAATTCAAACACAACAATCAATGGAAGTGCTATTTGGTAATGAACTTGATGAAGTTGATAAATTAACAAGGAATTCATATACAAATAGTTATTTTCACACAATGTTTGAATTTCAAAAAGGTTTCAATGTTGGATTTGATGTTGCAAATATAGATAAAAATAAACTATCAAAAATTGTCAATAAACCTTGGGTAATAGATGAAAGAAATTTCAGTCAGAGAATATGGGGTAATAAAACAAAACTTATAAACGAATTACACAATGAATTAACAAGAATGTGTTTGACAGGAAAATCACCTGATAACACAATCAAATATTTATCAAAGAAATTTAATACATCAAAAGCACAAGCAGGTAATTTGGTTATGACTGAAAATGCATATTTTTCACAATTAGCACAAAAAGATTGTTTCAATGATTTGGATGTTGAAAAATATGAAATTGTTGCAACATTAGATAATAGAACATCAGCAATATGTCAAGAACAAGATGGAAAAGTGTATGATATGAAAGACTATCAACCAGGAATAACAGCACCACCATTTCATAATTATTGCAGAAGTACAACAGTTCCATATTTTGATGATGATTTCAACCTTGAAGGTGAAAGAGCAGCAAGGGATGAAAATGGAAAGACATATTATGTATCAGATAAATTAAAATATGATGATTGGTATAAAAAATATGTTAAAGATGAAGCAACCTTGAAAAATGAATCTAAAAATGCTAAAATAAAACCAAATCAAGTAAGTCAATGGAAAGATTTCAAGACAATGGATGAAGCAAAAGAATATGTTTATACTAATTATAAGGATTCTGACATTGATAAAATTAAAAATGTTGAATCAATAAATACAACATTTAAAACACTTGATGAATTACAAAACCAATATCCATTAAATCAAGAAATATATATCAGAAATAAAACAATGTCAGGTGCAGCAGCAAATGGAAATTATCAAGGTATCAATATAAATACAGCACATTTCAATAAAGCAAATAGAAAAGCATTATTTGATAATGACTGGATTGAAGATTTGAACAAACAGATTGAAGATTTACAACAATATCTTGGTAATATGAAATATAAACAAAAACCAATTGAAAATGGAATTAAAAAATTAGAAGAACAAAAGAAATTCAAATGTTATTCAATTTCAGGTTCACATTCAGATTTAGAATCAATAAAAGCAACAATTTCACACGAATACGGACATGTTCTTGCAGACCAATATTTTGGACAAATTAATAAAGTCAAAGCAAATAAAAATTTTGATTATTTTGATTCAAATGAATGTTGGCAAAAATGTATGGATGTTTCAAAAGTATATCATGAAGCATTAAGAAATAATGATATATACAACATATCATATTATGCATCAACAGACCAATATGAATTTTTTGCTGAATGTTTTGCAAAAAAGCAAATGGGTGGAACATTACCTAATTATATAAATGAAATGTTAGAAAGGGTGTTGAAAGTTGGAAAGTAAATGTCAAAAATGTTTCTATTATAAATTATGTGTTCAACATGATTATATTGTGGAAGATGAAAAAGAAATCACAAATAATTATTGTGGAATATATGAAAATGGTATTCCATCAAAATTTTGGAATGAAAAAGAAGAATGTGAAGAATTTATTGAAAATACTGAAAAATAAGGGTATAAAAGTATATTACCCACTAATTAAAAATGCTTATATGGGCATTATATAAGGTGAAAAAATTGCCTATTTTAAAGGAATTACAAGATTTTTTGTAGTTTCTTTTTTATTTGCAGTTTTTACATAAATGACCTGGTTGGATGTCGCAAAAAGACAACAATATCAAAATTTTATGTGGATGCAACCCACGAGAAAAAGCGAAGAAAGGATGATAAATATGAAAAGAAAATTTCTTGAAGATTTAGGAATTACAGACAAGGACACAGTTGATAAGATACTTGATGAAAATTCAACTGATATTGGAAAGGCAAAAGGTGAATTGGAAACAGTTCAAACACAACTTGCTGAAAGTAAAAAGGAAGTTGAAACATTAACAAGTCAAGTTTCAGAAAGGGATAAACAACTTGAAGATTTAAAAAAATCAACAGGTGATGTTGAAGAATTAACCAAAAAGATTGAAACATTACAAGCAGAAAACAAGGCAAATTCAGAAGCACATGCAGCAGAAATAAAACAAATGAAATTAGATGCTGCAATTGATGCTGCACTTTCTAATGTCAAAGCCAAAAATAACAAAGCGGTTAAGGCATTATTAAATGATTTGGATAAACTTGAATTAAATGAAGATGGTTCAATAAAAGGTGATTCATTTAAAAATCAACTTGATGCACTTATTAAAGGTGAAGACACAAAATTCCTATTTGATTCAGAAAAGAAAAAGGCTGACATCAAAGGTGCTGAACCAGGAAAATCAGACACAGATGATGCAGATGATGACAAAGTTGATTTGTCAAAAATGACTTACGATGAAAGGGCAAAATATTTTGAAGAACACCCAGAAGTTGAAGTCTAAAAAATTTTAAATTAAATGTATCTTAACAGATACAAAGAAAGGAAAAAGGTGATTATTATGGGTCAATTTGATTCAAAAAGTTTCAACGAAAAAGCATTTAAGTATGGTGTAGAAAATTCAAGAATACCAAACTTAAAAACAAATGAATTAAAAAAATCAAAAGCATTGAAAGGAAGTAAAGACATAAGAGATGTATTCACATCACAAAACGGAACTGTTTATGCTGAAATAGCAATGAAAGGTTTATTAGATGGGGATGCAGTAAATTATGATGGTCAAACAGATATTACAGCAACTAGCACAAAAACATTCAATCGTGGTGTTGTAGTTGTTGGTCGTGCAAAAGCATGGACAGAAAAAGATTTTTCTGATGATGTTGCAGATGAAGATTTCATGGATAATGTTCAAGACCAAGTTGCTGAATATTTAGATAATTTAGACCAAAACATAATACTTGCAGTATTAGCAGGTATATATAACATGACTGGTACAAAAAATAAAGAATTTGTTGACAAACATACATATGATATTACTGGAAAAACTGGTGATGAAGCAAAGGTTGGTCAAACAACTTTAAATACAGCAATGAACCAAGCATGTGGTGCAAATAAAAAGAAATTTTCAATGATATTTATGCATAGTGATGTTGCAACAAACCTTGAAAACTTAAAATTAGTAAAACATCTAACATATACAGACCCTGATGGAATTGAAAGACCATTAGATTTAGCAGCATGGAATGGTAAAATCGTTATAATTGATGATGAAATGCCAACAGAAGCAGTTGCAAAAGCAGGAGATGTTGAAGCATATACAAAATATACTTCATACATACTTGGTGAAGGTGCAATTGATTTTGAAAACATTGGTGCTAAAAAACCATATGAAATGTCAAGAGATGCAGCAAAAAATGGTGGTGAAGATACTTTATATGTAAGACAAAGAAAAGTATATGCACCATACGGAATTTCATTTACAAAAGCAAATATGGCAACAAATTCACCAACAGATGCTGAATTAAAGAACGGTGCAAACTGGGAATTAGTTCATTCAGGTGAAGCAGTTGCATCAAATAGAAGTTATATAAATCATAAGGCTATTCCAATAGCAAGAATTATTTCAAAGGGATAGTTGAAAGAAGGATGGTGAAATTATGGATGAATCAAATGAAAATAAAGAATTAGATTTGACACCTATAATTGAAAGCATCGTTAAAATAATCAACAAAGAAGAAGTTGATGAAGATTTTATTGAAAAAATTCTTCAAAGGCTTATGTCATTTGGTTATACACCAAGTGAAAAAGATTCCTGGATGATAACTTTCTGTATGCAAAAGGTTGAAAATCATATTAAGAATTCATGTAATATTTCTGAAATTCCTGATGAATTAAAAGAAATTGAAATTGAAAGAATTTGTGGTGAATTTTTATTTTCTAAAAAGCAAACTGGTCAATTAAATGCTGAAAATGGTTTTGATGTTGAAATGGCAATAAAACAAGTACAAGCAGGTGACACGAATGTGACATTTGCAGTTGGTGAAGGTTCAGAAACTTTGGAAACAAAACTGAATGCACTAATTTCATATTTAATGAATTATGGTGAAGGGGATTTTATATGTTATCGCCAAATCAAGTGGTAGCAGCAAGAAAAGCCATTGAAATGACATATGATTGTACTTGTAATGTCATTTCGCAAGAAAAATATGTAAAAGACAATAAGTCAACAGGATTTAGAGAAGCCAAGTTTGCAGAAAATAAAAAATGCAAATTATCATTTGAAACTATTTCAAAGAATAGTGAAGATGATATTAAGTCAAATGTCATACAAGTAACCAAATTATTCATTGCACCTGAAATAACAATAAAAACAGGTTCAAGAATTGAAGTGACTGATGTTATGGGAAATGTCACTATTTATAAAAGTAGTGGTGTACCTGCTATATATCAGACACATCAAGAAATTGTGCTTGAATTAGTTGAAAGGTATGCATAATTGGGTAAATATGGCAGTTGCAATTTTGATGGCTTGAAAGATTTGAAAAGAAAATTGGAAATTCTTGAAAAGCAAAAAGCGGAAGAATTCATGGAAGCATGTGCCAAGGAACTTGCAGCAAGATTACTTGCAAAAGTAATTAAAAGAACACCAGTTGGACAATATCCAAGTGGTTCAGGTAAGGTTGGTGGTACATTAAGAAGGGGTTGGACTGCTGGAAAAAATCAAAATGCAATAAGTTATGCACAATCTTTACAAATTCAACATGTTGGTGATGTATATAAAATTGTAATTACAAACCCAGTTGATTATGCATCATATGTTGAATTTGGTCATAGAACAAGAAATCATAAGGGATGGGTTGAAGGAAAGTTCATGTTAACAATATCAGAACAAGAAATTCAAACTATTGCCCCAAGAGTTCTTGAAAATAAAATTAAAAAGTTATTGGGGGAATGCTTCACATGATTAATAAAATTGTTGATGGAATCAGTAAAGCAATCAATGAAGAATTTGGTAAAGATTATGAAATATACACAGATGGTGTTGAACAAGGACTTCAAGAACCTTGTTTTTCCATTGTTAGTGTGAAACCCACAAATAATTTATTTAGACCAAATAAATATTTTAGACAATATCCATTTTGTATTCATTATTTTCCTTCTTCAAATGAAAAAAGAACCGAATGTCAAAAAGTAATGGAAAAATTATATTTGATATTGGAATATATTGAAATTGAAGAAGTTTACGATGATGTGAAAACAAAAAGTAAAACAATGGGAACAAAAATGAATGCTGAAATAGATAATGGTGTTTTACATTTTTTTGTAAATTATGACATGTATGTCAATAAATTAGAAGAAAAAACACCAATGAATTCTTATGATTACAATACTGATGTAAGGAAAGGGTGATTCTGTTATGGGAAAAGATAACAAAGATTATAAAGAAATCAAAGGTGTAAAACAAGTTGATGTTTATAATAAAGAACAATTGATTTCTTCAAAAAAATTTATGAATAGTAAGGATGTTTTAAGTGCTTTACTGGAAGATGACAAAGAATATTCTGAAAGTGAAGTAAATGAAATTATTGAAAATTTTATGAAAGGTAAGGTGAAATAATATGCTAGGTGGTGGAACATTTACAGCACAAAACAAAATACTTCCTGGTGCTTATATAAACTTTATATCACTTGCAAAAGCAAGTGCAGGTTTATCAGACAGGGGTATTGTCACAATGCCTTTGGCTTTAGATTGGGGAGAAAGTAACAAAGTAATTGAAATAACAAGTTCAGACTTTCAAAAGAATGCATTAAAATTATTTGGTTATGATTATTCACATGCTAAAATGAAAGGTTTAAGGGATTTATTTTTAAATGCCCAAAAATTATATGCATATAGATTAAATGGTGGCGGTGCAACTGCTACTTGCAAATATGCAACTGCAAAATATGCAGGAATAAGGGGTAATGATTTAAAAGTTGTTATCCAAAAAAATGTAGATGATAACACAAAATTTGATGTAAAAACTGTATTGGGAACAATAATTGTTGATGAACAAACAGTAAAAACAGCATCAGAACTTGTTGACAATGATTTTGTTACATATAAAAAGACTGAAGCATTAGAAGTAACAGCAGCAACAGTCTTAACAGGTGGAACAAATTCAGATGTTGATGGTACAAGTTATCAAAAATATTTAGATAAAATTGAATCATATACATTCAATGTAATGGGTGTTGCAACAACAGATGACACAATCAAGAATTTAGTTGTTGCCTTCACAAAAAGAATGCGTGATGAAGTTGGTGCGAAATTCCAAGCAGTATTACACAATATTGCAGCAGATTATGAAGGTGTAATCAATGTAATAAACGATGTTACAGTTGTTGATGGATTTGATGCATCTGCAATTATATACTTCATGGCTGGTATTGAAGCAAATTGTGCTATCAATAAAACATGTTTAAATAAAGTATATAATGGTGAATTTGAAGTTAACACAGATTACACACAATCACAATTGGAAGATGCAATTACAAGTGGAAAATTAGTTCTTCACAATGTAAATGGTGAAGTAAGAATATTAACTGATGTAAATTCACTTGTGACAACATCAGAAACCAAAGGTGAAATATTTAAAAATAATCAAACAGTCAGAGTTGCAGACCAAATTGCAAATGATATTGCAGTATTATTCAACACAAAATATTTGGGAAATGTACCAAATAATGAAAGTGGAAGAATAAGTTTATGGGCTGATATAGTAAAACATCATGAACAACTTCAAGAAATTGGTGCTATTGAAGAATTTGCAGATTCAGATGTTGAAGTTAGTGCAGGAGATTCAAAAACTTCTGTTGTAATTAGTGATGTTATAACTGTTATAAATGCAATGGAAAAACTTTATATGACTGTTAAAATAGCATAGAAGAAAGGGGGATTTTGCAATGAACAATAATGTTGTAATGAAAGCAAAAGACACATTATCAGCAAAATTGGCTGAATGTTTTATCACAATTGGTAATAATAGATATAACTTCATGCAAATGATTAATTTTGAAGCACAGTTTGAAAAAACTAAAACAGAAGTGCCAATCCTTGGTAAAACAGGAACAGGAAACAAATCAACAGGCTGGAAAGGAACTTTTTCAGCAACAATGCATTATAACCAATCAGTATTAAGAAAATTACTTGAAAACTTTAAAAATACAGGTGAAGATACTTATTTTGAGATTCAAGTAACGAATGAAGACCCAACATCAAGTGCTGGAAGACAAACACTTGTCTTTATAGATTGTAACATTGATGGTGGAATTCTAGCAAAATTTGATGCTGATGGTGAATACCTAGATGAAGATTGTGATGGAACTTTTGAAGATTTCAAAATGCCTGAAACATTCAAATTACTTGATGGTATGTTATAAAATAATAATTAGAGTGTTACCCAAGGCTTATCAAATATTTTTAAAATATAGATAAGACTTGGGTATTTTTTAATATCATAAGAAAGGAAATGATGAAAAATGTCAAATTTAAGTAGATTTTTAAAAGAAAATAAAAAAGTGAAAGAAAACACAAAATATGCTGCAACAAAATCATTAACTGATGAAAAAGGAAATCCATTGGAATGGGAAATTAGACCCCTTACTACAAGGGCAAATGATGAATTAAGGGATGATTGCACATACGATGTACCAATTAAAGGAAAACCAAATCAATATAGACAAAAACTTGATACATCAAAATATTTAGCAAAAATGATATGTGCTAGTGTAGTTGAACCAAATTTGAATGATAAAGATTTACAGAATAGTTATGGGGTTATGACACCAGAAGACTTAATTCGTGAAATGATAGATGACCCAGGTGAATATAATTCTTTTGCTGAATTTATTCAAAACTTTAATGGATTTGCTGAAACACTTGATGAAAAAGTTGAAGAAGCAAAAAACTAATAAATGAAGACAGCGATGCATCTTATGCTTATTACTGTCTTCATAAATTACACATGATGCCTTCCACATATATCAATTTAGATATGCAAGAAAAAGCATTTATTATTGCTGCTATACAAATAAAAGCAGAAAAGGAAAAGAAAGAAAGCGATAAAATGAAAAGGCATCGTAAAAAATAGAAAGAAGGTGGACAAATGGCAACAATACAAACTGCTATTGGTATAACAGACAGAATGACCCCTGTTTTTCATACAATTATTAATGCACTTGATACCACCATAAATACTTTTGAAACCGCAAGAAGTTCAATAAATAAACCAATAGATGCTGATGGATTTGAAATTGCAAGAAGTCAAATTGATGCTGCAAGAATTGAACTTGAAAAAGCGAATATTGCTGCACAAAATGTGAATGAATCATTTTCAAATATCAAAAGTCCATCTATAAAAACACCAAATGTTGATTCATCAAAAATCAAAGATGTAAAAGGGCATATTGATAATAACACAAAAGCACAAAGAAATTTCAATAATGTTGTAAACCAAGGTTCATCAGGATTTGATAATTTAAAAAACAAAATAATTGGTGTGATTGGTGCTTATGCAAGTTTTCAAGGTGTAAAAAAATTAATTGATACATCTGATGAATTTACCCAAACAACCGCAAGACTTAATTTAATGAATGATGGACTTCAAACAACAGAACAATTACAAAATAAAATATATGCTTCTGCTGAAAGGTCAAGGGCAAGTTATGCCACACAAGCAGATATAGTTGCAAAACTTGGTCAAAGGGCAGGAAGTGCATTTAAGAATAATGATGAAACAATTAAATTTGCAGAAAATTTAAGTAAAATGTTTGTTATTGCTGGTGCAAGTCAACAGGAAATGGCATCCGCATCATTACAATTAACACAAGCATTAGGTTCAGGTGTACTTCGTGGTGAAGAATTAAATGCAGTATTTGAATCTGCACCAAATATTATTCAAGCAATAGCAGATTATATGGGTAAACCAATTGGTAAAATCAGAACAATGGCAGCAGAAGGAAAAATCACCGCTGATATTGTGAAAAATGCAATTATGAGTGCAACAGATAAAATTGACAAGCAATTTGAAAAAATGCCAAAAACATGGTCACAAATTTTCACATCAATGAAAAATAAAACATTAAAAGCCTTACAACCTGTATTAAATAAAGTAAATGAACTTGCAAATAATCCGCAAGTTGTAAATTTTGTAAATAATATGATAACAGCATTAGGAATGGTTGGAATTGTAATTTTAAATATTATTGAAATGGCAAGTCAAATGGCAACATTCATTAGTGATAATTGGTCAATTATATCACCAATTATTTATGGAATTGTTGTTGCATTGTTAGCATATCAGGCTGCAATGTTTATAACAAATACTATAAATACAATTTCAGCACTTGCAGAAGGTGTGAAAGCGGCTGCATTAGCAATGTCAACAGGTGCAACATTCGCTGCTACTGCTGCACAATATGGATTTAATGCTGCATTGTTGGCTTGTCCAATCACATGGATTGTTATATTAATTATTGCATTGATTGCAGTATTAGTTTATTTATGGTTTACCAATGATGATGTTGCTTACGGAATCTTGTATGCTTGGGATGCATTGATGGTTGGATTACAAGTTGTTGGCTTGGGAATTCAAGGAATATGGTATGGATTACAACTTGCTGCAATGTATTTATGGCTTGGAATTCAAACTGTACTTTTAGGATTGATGGGTGCATGGTATGGATTTCAAACTGGTGTTGAAGCAGTTTGCTTGGGTGTAATGTCAATATTCCAAGGTTTATACAATGGAATTGTATCAATCGTAAATGGAATTATTTCAGTATTGAATAAGATACCTGGTGTAAACATTGATTATGCAGAAACAGCACATTTTGCAAATGATTTTGCATCTAATATGCAAGAAAATATGATTGATAGAAACCAAAAATTGCAAGATATGGCAAGTCAAATGGATGGAACAATTGAACAAATTGATAGCATGAAAGCAGATTTTGCAACAAAATTAAATGCTGGTGCAACAGCAGTACAAAATGATGCTATTAACAGAAACAACACAAGGGAAGACAGAGTTGCACACAGAAATGATTGGGTAAATGGTGCAAAAGATGCAATTAAGGGTGCAATTTCAGGAACAGGTGATTTGTTGAATCTTGATTCTAGCAATATAGCAAACGATGCTGCAAATACTGCAAATAATACTGGTGCGATAAAAGATTCTGTTACTGCAAGTCAAGAAGATTTACAATATTTAAGAGATATTGCAGAACAAGAAACAATAAACAGATTCACAACAGCAGAAATAAAAGTTGAAATGAATAATAACAACAATATAAATTCACAAATGGATTTAGATGGTATTATTGATTATTTAACAAATGGTGTAAATGAAGCCATGGAAAAAGCAGCGGAAGGGGTGCATGAATAATGTATTATTTTTATTTAGATAAAATTTTATTACCTGTTGCACCTTCTAAAATGTCATTAAAAATAGACAATAAAAATAAAACATTAGTTGAAATAAATGAAGGTGAAATTAATATTTTAAAAAAGGCAGGGTTAACAAACATAGAATTTGATGCAATGATTCCAAATGTAAAATACCCTTTCGCTACATATAAAAATGGGTTTCAAAGTGCAAAAATATTTCTTGAAGCAATTGAAAAATTGAAAACAAGTAAACAACCTTTTCAATTTATTGTTTCAAGAACATATCCAAATGGAAAGGGTATATTCAACACTAATATAAAAGTTTCCCTTGAAAGTTATACAATAAAAGAAGATAGAAAAGAAGGATTGGATGTTGTTGTTACTTTTAATTTAAAACAATATAAAGATTATGGAACAAAAATATGTAAAATTACTTTTCCTAAAAAAGCAAAACCAGTAGCAAAAACACCACCACCTGCAAGGGCAACAGTTTCATCACCAGCACCTAAACAACAAAATAAAACATATACAGTTGTTAGGGGTGATTGTTTGTGGAATATAGCAAAAAAATTTTATGGAAATGGAAGTCAATACACAAAAATTTATAATGCCAATAGGGATAAAATAAAAAATCCAAACCTTATTTATCCTGGACAAGTATTGACAATCCCAGTATAACAGGGGGTGTATATTATGGCATATGAATTATTAATTCAACATGGAAATAATGTATTTCAACCTGTTGTAACTGGTGAAGTTAGTTGGAAAACTGAAAGAAAAAGTTATCCAGGTCAATTACAATTTGACATAGTAATGGATGACAAAATAAAAAATATTTCAGAAGGCGATGCAGTAAGATTAAAAAAAGATAATAACAATATATTTTTTGGATTTATTTTTTCTAAAAAAACAGATAAAGAAAAAATTATTTCTATTACTGCATATGACCAATTAAGATATTTTAAAAACAAGGACACATATGTTTATGAAAATAAAACCGCTGGTGAACTTGTAAAAATGTTGGCAAATGATTTTAATATGCAAACAGGAACAATTGAAAATACTGGTTTTAAAATAGCATCAAGGGTTGAAGAAAACACAACTTTATTTGATATGATTCAAAATGCAATTGATTTAACAGTACAAAACAGAAAAGAATTATATGTTTTATATGATGATTTTGGAAAAGTTGCATTAAAAAATATTGCATCTATGGTTTTGGATTGTTTAATTGATGAAGAAACAGCAGAAAATTATGATTATAAATCATCAATTGATGAAGAAACTTACAACCAAATAAAACTTACAAGAGAAAATGACAAAACAGGAAAAAGGGATGTATATATGGCAAAAGATTCATCAAAAATCAATGAATGGGGTGTTCTTCAATATTATGATACTTTGCAAGATGGTGAAAATGGACAAGCAAAAGCAAATGCATTACTTGAATTATACAACAAAAAACAAAAAAATCTTTCAATTAAAAATATGATTGGAGATGTAAGAGTAAGGGCAGGTTGTATGATACCAGTAAAATTGGACTTGGGTGATGTAAGTTTATTAAAATTAATGCTAGTTGAAAAATGCACACATAAATTTAGTGAAAGTGAACATTTTATGGATTTAACATTAAAAGGGGGTGAATTTGTTGCTTGATACAAATGATTTATTAAATAGTATTAAAAAGGCTGCACAGGAAGCGGTTGATGCTTCAAAACCTGTTGCAGTTCTTTTTGGTAAAGTTTTAAATACTTCACCACTTGAAATAAATGTTGAACAAAAAATGATATTACATTCAGCACAATTGATATTAACAAGAAATGTTACTGATTATGAAACAGAAGCAACAGTTCATTGGTTAACAGAAACAAAATCAATGAATGCAAATCATGCACATGAACTTTCAGGTGATGTTTTAGTTGATTCAAAAGCAACAGTTTCACCAAATCCTGATAATGAAAATGTGACAATCCAAAATAATGTTACAAACACAATGGCAGTTGAACAAAGAAATATAAACCTATCGCATAATCATTCAATTGATGGAAGAAAATCAATGACAATCCATAATGGGTTGGAAGTTGGTGATGAAGTTCTTTTATTAAGAATGCAAGGCGGTCAAAAATATATAGTAATAGACAAAGTGGGGTGAAGTAAATGATACCAAGTGGAAATAGTATATTAACAACTGATATTGAAGTTGAAGAAGAATCAAGTAAGAATTACAAAATGTTTCTTGATGAGAAGTTCATAATTGGTAAAGTTGATGGACTTGAAGCAATGAAACAAGTAATTTATAAAATATTAAATACTGAAAGATACCAATATATAATTTATTCTTGGGATTATGGAATCGAAACTTCTGATTTATATGGTGAACCTGTTTCATATGTTTGCCCTGAAATTGAAAGAAGAATTACAGAAGCATTAAAGCAAGATGACCGAATTGAATCCGTTGATTCATTTGAATTTGATTATTCAGAAAAAGGAATTTTACATGTAACATTTTGTGTTCATACAATTTATGGAGATATTCAAGAAGAAAGGGCGGTGAATTATTAATGGCTTATGAAGATATTACATATGAAGTAATCTTACAAAGAATGTTGGACAGAGTACCAAACAACATGGATAAAAGGGAAGGTTCTATTATTTTTGATGCACTTGCACCAGCAGCAGTTGAACTTCAACTTATGTATATTGAATTAGACACCATTTTGAAAGAAACTTTTGCAGATACAGCACAAAGGGATTATTTGGTAAGAAGGGCAGCAGAAAGGGGAATTGAACCTTATGAAGCAACTTATGCAACACTAAAAGGAATATTCACACCTTCTTCACTTGAAATTCCTATTGGTTCAAGATTCAGTTGTAATGAATTAAATTATGTTATTACTTCAAAAATACAAGATGGTGAATATCAATTGCAATGTGAAACATTGGGTGTTGATGGTAATGCAAATTTTGGTGATTTAATTCCAATTGATTATATTCAAGGATTAGAAACAGCAAAATTGACAGAATTATTAATTCCAGGTGAAGATGAAGAAGATGTTGAATCATTAAGGGAAAGATATTTTGCTTCATTTGAAACCAAACCATATGGTGGAAATAAAAAAGATTATATTCAGAAAACAAATGCCATTGCAGGTGTTGGTTCAACAAAAGTAACACCAATATGGCAAGGTGGTGGAACAGTATTGTTGACAATCTTAAATTCTGAATATAGCAAAGCAAGTAATGCATTAATAAAAGCAGTACAAGAAGAAATTGACCCAACACAAGATGGAACAGGAATGGGTATTGCACCAATTGGTCACATTGTAACAGTTCAAACAGTTGAAGAAGTACCAATCAATGTAAAAGCAACATTTGGATTTGATGAAGGTTACAGTTTCAATTCATTGAAATCAACAATTCAAAATGTAATAAGTGAATATTTACTTGATTTAAGAAAAAATTGGGCAAATCAAATAAGTACAGTTGTAAGAATCAGTCAAATTGAAACTAAAATATTACAAATTGAAGGAATTATTGATATTCAAAATACCAAAATAAATGGTTCAACATCAAACCTAACATTAACAGAATATCAAGTTCCAATTTTTGGGGGTGTTAATCAATGATTAGAGATGTAGAACTTTTGAAACATCTTCCAATGTTTATTCAAGAATACAGGGAAATCATTGCAATTATGAAAAGTGAAAACCCTGAAATTCAATTTACGGAAGATGAAACAGAAATAATTTTTAATAATCAATTTATTCAAACTTGTAATTTAAAAGGAATTGCAAAATTTGAAAGTTTGATGGGAATTACACCTGAACCAAATGATACATTGGAATCAAGAATTTCAAGAGTATTAACAAGATGGAATGATACAGTTCCATACACATTCATTGTATTATGTCAAAGGTTAGACACCTTATGTGGAAAAAATAATTATGAAATTGAAAGAGATATTGATAAATACAAAATGAATATAACAACACACCTTGAATTACCTGGACAAGTTGATGAATTAGACTATATGCTTGATTATATGATACCAGCAAATATTGATTTAACATCTGCTAATAAAATGTTATTAAATATGACAGATGGAACATCAAGAATTGCATCAGGTATTGTATTTTGTAATTATATAGAAATTTCAGATAACTTCAAAGAAAATATGAATATCAATGATGATTCAAAATTTGCAGGTACTGTTGTTGACACAATATCAATTGAAATTTCTGATAACTTCAATAAAACATTTAATATTAAAGGTGATAATCAAATTGGGTCAAATATTAATTTGACTGAAATAATTTAAAATGAAAGGAAGATAAAAAATGGCTGAATTTAATAAATTAACAATAACAAATAAAGGTCAAGCCTTAATGGCAAAATTAATCGCTGGAAAAACAAAAATTGAATTTACAAAAGTTGCTTCATCAACAAATGTTTATACAGAAGCACAAATTCTTGCATTAACAAGTTTAGCAAATGTAAAACAAACAGTAAGTATTTCAAAAATAACAAGAACAAATAATGTTGCAGTTCAAATTGAAGCAGCAATGGAAAATTCAAAATTAACAGCAGGGTATAATATGAACACAATTGGTTTATATGCAAAAGACCCTGATGATGGTGAAATATTATATGCAGTTGCAAGTGTTTCAAGTTCAGATAAAGGTGCATATATGCCACCATATAATGGAATAACAGTTTCAGGTGCTTATTTGAAACTTACAACAACTGTATCAAATGCTGATAATGTAACATTACAAGTTGACCAAGCAGCAGTTGCAACAATTGGTGATATTACAGATTTGCAAAAACAAATTTCTGATTTACAAGGATTTATTGGTTATGTGGATGACCATATTTTTGGTGTTGAAGTTGATTTTGTAAATAAAAAATTTACAAGACTTGCAGGTGCTTTTGGTAAAACAGGTGGACATGCATTTGATAATGTTCATTGTTTTGGTGGAAGAAGAAGATGTAATGTAACAAATGAAGGAAAAGTCGTTGCATACTATGGTGATACAGCATTTACAACTACTGGTGCATTAACACAAGCAGTTACAATTGAAGAAGGAAGAAATGCAGGTACATATCCAGTTGGAACAAAAGTACAAGTTATGGTTGAACAACCAAAATTTTATTATAAAGTAGTTCCTTTATTAACAGATATAATAACAGAAGGTGAAAATCATGGACATCATATGAGAAAAGCAAGATATTATGTATGTGATGAACCTGAACCAGGATTTAAACTTCATCCTGCATTTATAAGAAATGGTAAAGAACATGATTATATATACAGGGGTGCATTTGAAGGTTCATTATATGATGCATCTGCTAATGCATATATACTTGATGATGCACAAGTTGCAGATTTTGCAAATGACATGTTATGTAGTATTGCAAATGCAAAACCAATGTCAGGATTAACCCAAAATCTAACAAGAGCAAACACAAGGAAATTAGCACAAAAAAGGGGAAATGGTTGGGAACAAGATTATATAGCATCAGTTTCTGCAACACAATTACTAATGCTTATTGAATATGCAACTTTCAACATGCAATCTGCAATTGGAAATGGTGCAGTAAGTAAAACAGATGATGGTACATCTAATATGGCAGAAAATACAGGTGCAACAATATCACTTGGAAATACATCAGGTGTTGTAACTAATGCAAATGGAATTCAAATTGTTTCATATCGTGGTGAAGAAAATCCATGGGGAAATATTTGGAAATGGATTGATGGATTAAATATTCAAAATCCAACACCATTTGCAGCAGGTCAATATGGAAAAACATATGTAGCAGACCATGGATTTACGGATGATACAAGTGCATCACCTTATGAAGAAACAGGAATTTGTCCATCTTTTGGTGAAGGATATATTTCAGCATTTGGATATAATGAAAACTTTGATTGGTTATTTATACCAACAGAACACAATGGAAATAGTTCAACACCTGTTGGTGATTATGTATGGAATAACAATCCAGGTTGGAAGGTTGCCCGTCTTGGTGGTGATTGGGGTAGCGGTTCTAGGGCTGGTGCTTTCTATTGGCATCTTCATTATGCTGCTTCTGATCGTACTCGTGGTATCGGCGGTCGCCTGGTGTATGTACCTGATGCTGCTTAATGTAAAATAATTAAATAATATATGGGCGAAATGTGCTGATATACCATTATCACAGTAGAAAATTAAAAAAGGTTTTAATTATCACCAGTTACCCATCTTGGTAGTAATTGGAATAACAGTTCTAAAACTGGTACTTTCTATTGGAATCTTAATAATGCTACTTCTAATCGTAATCGTAATATCAGCGGTCACCTAGTAAATGCTAAACATGTGAAAATTTTCGCCCTGCCACTTGGCAAAATATAAAAATACAATGAACTATATTAGTAAATTTGAGAAATCAAAAGGTGAAAGTTTAGTTTGTAAATGCATACAAAGAAAGAAGTGCAAATTATGAAAAGATACGGAAATTTATATGAAAAAATTTGCGATTTGGATAATTTGAAACTTGCACATAAAAATGCACAAAAGGGTAAAGGATGGTATAAGGAAGTAAAAGAAATCAATGCTAATCCTGATTATTATTTGAAAAAATTACAAAATATGCTTATAAATAAAATTTATAAAACTTCTGAATATGAAACATTTATGAAGAATGATACAGGGAAGGAAAGAAAAATTTATAAATTGCCATATTATCCTGATAGAATTGCACAATGGGCAATATTACAAGTAATTGAACCAATACTTGTTAAAAATTTTATTACTGATACTTATTCAGCAATACCAGGAAGGGGAATACATAAAGCATTACACAGAATTGAAAAAGCAATTCAAACAGATGTGAAAGGTACACAATATTGTTTGAAAATTGATGCCAAAAAGTATTATCCATCAATAAATCATGAAATATTAAAAAATAAGTATAGAAAATTGTTCAAAGATAAAGATTTGATTTGGTTACTTGATGAAATTATAGATTCAACACCTGGTGATACAGGAATACCCATTGGAAATTATATTTCACAATATAGTGGGAATTTTTATTTTTCTTCATTTGACCATTGGATAAAAGAAGAAAAGCATATTAAATATTATTTCAGATATATGGATGATATAGTCATATTGGCTGAATCAAAAGAAGAATTACATCAGTTAAGAAAAGAAATTGATGTGTATTTTAAAACCAAATTGAAATTGAAAATAAAAGAAAATTGGCAAGTGTTCCCAACCTTTGTAAGGGGTATTGATTATGTAGGTTATAGAACATTTTTAAATTACAAATTGTTGAGAAAATCCACTTGCAAAAATTTTAAATCAAAAATGAATAAGATTAGAAAGAAAATCAAAAGTGGGAAACTAATCAATTATTCTGAATGGTGTTCAATTAATTCATATCATGGTTGGTTGATTCATTGTGACAGTTACAGATTAAATGAAAAGTATATAAAACCACTAGAATTTCATGCTAATCAATATTATTTATTAAATGTGAAAGGGAAGGGTGAAAAGAAATGATAAATCATGGTGTAGTTAGAAGTACGATAAAACCTGAAAGAATGATAATTGATGAATATTCAGTTTGGATTCATGAAAACATTAATGAAATTGAAGTTGAAGATGAAATCATCAATGATAAAGGAAAAACAGAAAAAGTAAAAACAACGATGTATGAATTTGAAATGGTGCAATATACCAAAGAAGAATATATTGCATTGCAATCAAGTCAAACAACAGACATTGAAATGGCATTAGTTGAAATTTATGAAAGTTTGGGGGTGTAATCAATGGCAAAAATATATGCTGACCTTATTAGAAAAGGTTTAAAAACACTTGATGATGTTCCTGAAAAATTAAAAAAAGCCGTAAAAGAAATTTTGGGCATTGTAGATATTAAAGAATAAAATTATTCATCTTATGAAATAAAAACCCATATAAACGAAAATATAAGTTTATATGGGTATTTTTATAAGAGATTACAAAGGAGATGATAACCAGTATGGAAAAATTATTGGCAATTATAGTTTCAATAGCAACTGCAATGAATTCAATTTTAATTATAGTGAATTTTCTGCAAAAAGTAAAAAAACCAGTTGACAATGCAGTTGACAAGAAATTCAATGATGTATTAAAACCAATCAATGACAAATTAGATGGTGTAAATGTAGATATTAAAAAATTGGATAAAAACCAATGTATGAATTATCTAGTGGAATTTATTGAAGATTGCAAAAATGGAATACCAAAAGATGAAATTCAAAAGAAAAGAGCAAGTGAAGTGTTTGACCATTACACAGAAGACTTAAATGGTAATTCTTACATCCACGATGGATGGGAAAAATATGTGAAATAAAGGGGGTGAATCATATGCAAATAACATTAGATTCAATAATACCAGTAATCACAGTTGTAGTTTCATACATATTTGGGTTATTAGCAAAAAAATTCAACTGGTATGAAAGTAAGTATATACCAATTCAAAATGGTGTAATTGGTGTTATATCAGCAATCATTTATTATCTTGCAGTTCCTGATTGTAATTTTATTGTTGTATTATTTACAGCATTATCAGGATTTGCAGCAGGTGGATTATATGATGCTAGTAAAACAAAAAATAATTAACTAATTTTTGTAACACTCGTGTTTTTAGAAAACACGAGTTTAATTTTAAGTGAAAGGAAGTGATTTTTCATGGAAGAAAATGAAGAATTAGGAAATGGTGAAATTCAAAGAGATGAAAAAGAATTTGGGGGTGAAGTATAATGAAAGGTATAGATGTATCAGCACATCAAGGAAATATTAATTGGGATGCAGTAAAAGCATCAGGAATTGATTTTGCTATAATTAGAATAAGTTATGGACAAAGTGCAGTTGATTCAAAAGCAATTAGAAATATTCAAGAATGTATAAGGGTTGGAATGCCATTTGGTGTTTATGTATATTCTTATGCATTAAATGTAAATAATGCTATAAATGAAGCAAATTTGGTTATCAAAACATTAGCACCTTACAAAGACAAAGTTAGATTTCCAGTAATAATTGACATGGAAGATGCAGATGGTTATAAAAGAAAATATGGAATGCCTTCTAATGACACATTAGTTTCAATATGTGAAAAAGAATGTTTAATGTTTGAAGAAGCAGGATATTATGCAGCAATTTATGCTTCAAAATCTTGGTTTGATACAAAATTAAATTCTTCAAGACTTAACAGATTTGACAAATGGATGGCTTGGTGGAATAGTTCAGCAAAATTTGACCATGATGTATATGGCTTATGGCAATATAGTTCAAATGGAAGTGTAAGTGGAATTTCAGGAAGGGTTGACATGAATAAAAGTTTCAAAGACTATCCATCAATAATTGGTGGTGGAAAACCAACACCACAGCCACAACCATCAACACCAACAAAATCAGTTGATGAACTTGCACATGAAGTAATAAATGGTGCATGGGGTAATGGTGATGATAGAAAGAACAGATTAATACAAGCAGGATATGATTATAATGCAGTACAAAATAGAGTAAATGAACTTTTGGGTTCTTCATCAAGTAAAAAGTCAAATGAAGAAATTGCAAATGAAGTTATTGCAGGACAATGGGGAAATGGTAATGACAGAAAAACAAGACTTCAAAATGCAGGATATGATTACAATGAAATTCAAGATATAGTAAACAAAAAACTTGGTGGCGGAAGTTCAAGTTCATCAAAAACATATACTGTAAAGAAAGGTGACACACTATCAGGAATTGCAGCAAAATTTGGAACTACATATCAAGAAATCGCAAGAAAAAATGGAATAGCAAATCCAAATAAAATTTATCCAGGGCAAGTTTTAAAAATATAAAAAATTTTTTTTAAAATTGTGTTACTAACTTGTTACTAACGATGCTATTTTTAAAGCATTTCAAAGCATTGAACTGTTCAACAAACCCTTGAAAATACTGAAAATAGTATCTTTACAAAATTAGCTTTCTTATGATATAATATATACATTAAATCGCCATTATGCTTAAATATTAGCATTTTGGCGATTTTTTGTTACTAACTTGTTATTAGTTCAAAGTAAAAAATGTCATTTTTCTTCTGATTTTTTATCATTAATTTTAAATAATTCAATTGCTTCTTTTAATTCTTCTATTGTTTTATGTGTGTAAATTCTTTCACCAACATCTTTTGATTTATGACCCATCATCAAGTCAATACTTTTTTTATTAGCACCAGCAGAATCCAATTTTGTTCTGAATGTGTGTCTGCATTCATGTGGTGTATGTTTCATTTCCAATTTATCCATCAATTCATTCCAAAAAATATAATATTGACTTTTGGATAATTTCTTGCCTTCATATTCAATTAAATATTTTTTATTGTTTTTAACTCTTTTTTCAACAATTGGATAAATTATTGAATGGATTGGAACAATTCTGTCCTTTCCTGATGCAGTTTTTGAACCACCATTGAATGTGCCATCTTCAAGATTTATTTTTAATAATTCCATTGATAATAATTCATTAAGTCTGAAACCTGAAAATAAATATAAAAGGACTGTTTCAACCCATTCATCATCTTTATTTTCATATACTTTTTTAATTTCTTCATCTGAAAATGGTGTTTTCTTTGTATCAGGAACAGGTTCAGCGGTTGTGATTTGGGAATACATTTTTTCAATTATATCAATTTCAAATGCAAATTTATCAAGATGACCAAAAAGATTCTTGATTGCCCATTGTGTTGAATATTGGCATCCGCAATTATTAATACAATCTTGCATATCAAATGACCTTAATTTTCTATAAACAACATCATAATATTTTGAACAATGTTTATATGCAGATTGTAATGACCTTTTTGTGCCTTCACCAACATTTGATGATTTGACTTCTTTCCATCTATCATATAACATTTGTAATGTTACCTTATCCCTGTCAATGTTCCAAGGGTCATGATTATATAATGCCAACATTTCCATTCCTTCTTCCCTTGTTTTAGCATAACCGATTGGAAGATATATTGGATGACCTTTTTCATTGAATCCAACTGTTTTTCTTACAGCATATGGTTTTCTTCTGTTTCCTGATAGTTTCACAACTGTTCCATAACCATTTGGATTTTTCATTGTTTCCTTCCTTTCTATAATGTATAAGAATTTGATTGTTGATTATCTTTTTGTAAATCTAAAAATTTACCATATTCAAATACTGTTCCCCAAAAAGCAATATATTTTTCTTCATTATTTTTGGAAATGTATTTTACAATTAAGTAATATTTTTTGAATCCTTTATCAGTTGAAGCATTAACATTATGATATTTTGTCATGAATCTTGGTTCTTCTAATGCTTCAAAACTAATTATTTGATTTTTTGGTAATGTAACTGTTGCATCAGGTTTGATTTTTTTAATTTCAAAAACATCATCTTTCATTTCAATTGTGCATGGATAATCTTGTGCGAAATCCATCAACCCTTCATAATGCATAACTTTAATTAAATTTTTGTTTTTATTTTTTCCAAACATTTTTCAACATTCCTTTCTTTTTTAAATTTTGACCTTGAACCATTATAATTTGCCTTGAACCGATTCAAAGTATTGAAAAATCAATAAATTTTAATTTTAGGGTTCAAGGGTTCAAGGTTATTTCTATATTATTTATTTTTTATAAAAACATCGTAATTTTATGATAAATTTTTTTTCTATATCTATTATTAAGTTACTTTCACCTTGAACTACCTTGAACCGCTTAGAAACAACAGGGGCTCACTTTGAACCTTAACCTAGAACTTGACTTGAACCCACATTGGACTTTATTTATGCTTTTTTCTGAAATCATAGTAAATTATAGTGCCCTTGCATCCCCTTTTTCTTGAATGATGTATTTTGGAATGGAAGTCAAGTCAATAGTATTTTCAATTGCTTTTTCCCTTCCAATAGAATTAAGTTTTGTAAAATTGCTTAATAATTCAACTGAATCTTTTCCATATTGTAATTGGATTGCTTCAATCAATTTTACTTCATTACTTAATTTGCTGAATGAATTAAATTCTTCATCCCAGCCCATAAGTTCATAAGGTGGAACACCAATCAACCTACAAATGCTTAAAATTGTTTTACCCTTTATTTCCTTAACATGACCTTTTTCCCATTTAGAAACAGCAGCACGATTAACACCAACTTTTTGACCAAATTCTTCTTGGGAAAGATTGTGTTCCCTTCTGTAATTGTAAATGTATTCAGCAGTTGTCATATTATTTCTCCTTTCGTATTTATTTATATCACTATTTTAGCATATTTATTCAATATTTGAAAGTTTTTTTGAAAAAATGTAAAATTTTTTTTCAAAAAGTATTGACAATGAAAAAAGTTTGATATATTATATGTGTATCTTACGAGATACAAAACAAATTGAAGGAAGGTGAAAGAAGTGAAAAAAGTAATTTCAGCAGCTATTTATCAAATAATAGAATTTGATGATGAAAAAGAATTTGATGATTACATTTCAAAATTACAACATAATCATCAAGAATTTATTTTGGAAGAAAAAACAAAACATCCTGATGGTAAAATTCAAATTAAAATTATGAAGCAGTATAACAATAATAAGTTCATTGAAAGGGGGAATAGTAGTGAAAGTAAATAAGCAATTATTAAGGTCAAAAATGGCATTATATGGTGATACAAATGAAGATTTAGCAAAAGCCCTTGACTTATCACCACAAAGACTATCAGCAAAAATAAATAGTACAAATGGTGCTGAATTTACACAAAGCGAAATTTCAATTATTAAAGAAAGATACAACTTGACTGATGCGGAAGTAGTAGATATTTTTTTAAGTTAAATGTATCTTATAAGATACAAAAGAAAGAAGGTATAAAAATGATTTGTTTTATAAGTTTTATATTAATGTTAGGAACAGTTGGTGCATTAGAAAATGATGCAATAAGTTTAAAGGAAGCATTAATTAAATGTTCAATATATTTAATTATATTTGGGATTTCCAGTATTAGATATTGGACAAAAGAAGATAAAAAGAAATTAAGAAAACAAATAACAAATTTTTTTAATTTGTTTGTATCTTAAAAGATACAAGGAAGGTGAAATATTTTGAGTTTTGCAAGTAATTTAAAAAATAAATTAAATGAAAAAGAATTGAAACCTGTTGATTTAGCAAAAGGCATTGGAAAAAATAAATCATCAATAAGTCAATACTTATCAGGAAGTAATATTCCAAAAAATGAAACAAAAAAATTAATTGCACAATTTCTTGGATGTACTCTTGAAGATTTAGATGCAGAAATTGATGAAGAAGTTGAAATTGAAGCAGAAAGCAATGTTCCTATTTGGAAGGCATCCAAATTACTTGGAAAATCAGAAGAATTCATCAGGGTATCATTACAGATGGGAACAGCACCATTTGGATTTGCAGCAAAAAATAAAAGCAAATGGTCATATCACATAAGCCCAAAAAAATTAAAAGAATACATAGGTGATTATTAATAGGGGGTTAGTATGGAATTATATGAACATCAAAAAAAGGCATTAAAATTAACAGAAAATTTTGAAAATGTTGCATATTATCTTGACATGGGGCTTGGTAAAACATTCGTTGGTTCTGAAAAAATGAATGAATTTGGTAATGAAATAAATATTGTTGTTTGTCAAAAATCTAAAATTCAAGATTGGGTTGACCACTTTGTAAAATATTATAAAGATTATTCAATTTATGATTTAACAGATAAATTACAATTAAAATATTTCAGGGAAGGAATTGGACTTCATCAAAAAAAGATTGGTGTAATTAATTATGATTTGCTATTCAGAAGACCATATTTTCAAAATTTAGAAGATTTTACATTAATACTTGATGAAAGTTCTGTTGTTCAAAATACAAAGGCTGAAAGAACAAAATATGTTTTAAAAATGAAACCCAAAAATGTGATTTTATTATCAGGAACACCATCATCAGGAAAATATGAAAATCTTTGGTCACAAATTCATTTGTTAGGATGGAACATATCAGAACAATTATATAACAAGCAATATGTAAATTGGAAAAAACAAAATATTGGTGGAACACCATTTTGGCAAGTTGATAAAAAAGAACCATATAAAAATGTTGACAGACTAAAAGAAAAATTAAGACAACATGGTGCGGTGTTTATGAAAACAGAAGAATGTTTTGATTTACCACCACAAAATGAAATTATTATGAACATTAAATCAACAAAAGAATATAGAAAATTTATGAAAGATAGTGTCCTTATACTTGATACACAAAATTGTATTGAATTTCATGACCATTCAGATTGGGAAAGTAAAGATGTTACACCACGAATTGAATTAGTTGGTGATACAACACTTACCAAAAGATTATACGCAAGACAATTATGTGGTCAATACAATAAAGAAAAGATTCAAGCATTTAGGGAACTATTGGAATCAACAAATGATAGATTGATTGTATTTTATAACTTCAATGAAGAATTTAGAAGATTAAAGAATGCAGTTGAATTTTATAAAAAACCACTTTCAATAATAAATGGTGAAACAAAAGATTTGACAGCATATGAAAATGAAGAAAATTCAGTTACTTTGGTTCAATATCAAGCAGGGTCAATGGGGTTAAATCTTCAAAAAGCAAATAAAATTGTATATTTCACATTAACAGATAAATCAGAATTATTTGAACAAAGTAAAAAAAGAATTCACAGAATTGGACAAGAACAAACTTGCTTCTATTATTTGATGATATGTAAGAACAGCATTGAAGAAGCGGTTTATGAAACACTACTAAAAAGAAAAGACTTTAATGATGAATTGTTCAAGGAATATGAAAACTTAATGAAAGGGGGTATGTAATATGGCAATAAAATGTAATGCAAAAGGTTGTCCACATGAATATGATTGTTGTTGCTTTGAATGTGATGAATTCAAAGAATGCGAATCAGCATGTAATTTAAAACCTGAAACTTGTAAGCAATCTTCAATTGATGGTGAAACAAGTTTGGAAGTATTCAAAAATGCAAATGTTGATGTAATTAATTCAATTGCACAATTAACAGTTGCTAAAAAACAAATTGAAGACCAAGAAAAAGACATGAAAGAAAAATTACTTGCAGCAATGGAAGCATATGGAATAACAAAATTTGATAATGACTTAATTAAAATTACTTATTTTGCACCTACAACTACAACAACAATTGATAGTACAAGATTAAAAAGTGAAAAACCTGAAATTGTAAAAGAATATTCAAAAACTTCAAACAAAAAATCTTATATAAAAATTGAAGTGAAAGCAGGTGGTAAGTAATGGCAACAGAAAAACAATTTGAAAATAAGGTTAAAAAATTTCTTGAAGATGAAGGTTGTTGGTTCATTAAATATTGGGGTGGTGCAGCATACACAAAAAGTGGAATACCTGATTTACTTATATGTTGTAATGGTTATTTTTTAGGGGTTGAACTTAAAGGTGAACATGGTAAACCATCAGAACTGCAACTTTGGAACATTGAAAAAATTAGAAAATCAAATGGAATTGGTTTTGTGTTATACCCAAATCAATTTGAAGAATTTAAAAAATTCATATTGAAAATAAAAGAAAGACCACCAGTAAAACATGTATTTTCATTTGAAGAACAATTCAATTTTGATAAGGGGGTGAAAAAGTAATGCAAATATCACATTCAAGGGTGGAATGCTTTGAAGGTTGTCCATATAGATACAAATTAAGATATGTGGACAAGTTTGAAACACTAAAACCTGATAATGCAGACAATCCATTGTTTTTAGGAACAGCACTTCATACTGGTATTGAAAAAGATGTAAATGCAGCAATTAAAGAATATTTTGCACAATATCCAATAATTACTGATGAACATATAAATGAAGCAATAAAACTTGAATATCAAATTCCAAAAGCAAAAAGTATATTACCGCAAGGTGAATATGAAGTAAAAATTGAAGATGAAGATTTTATTGGATTTATTGATTTATTAGTACCAGTCAAACATGAATTGACAATGGAAGAAATGGATGAAGTTTGTGACAACTGCGAAAAGAATTGTGATTGTAATTATGCTAATAGTGGAATCTTGTGTAAAAGAATGATAAACAAAGATAACCCAATAAAATATTATGATTTATACGATTTTAAGTATTCAAATAATGTTTACCATTATAAAGATTCACCACAATTACATTTATACAAATACTATTTTGAAAAAACACATCCTGATTCAAAAATAAGGGATATGAAATTCGTACTTGTTCCAAAAGTAAGTATCAGGCAAAAGAAAACTGAAACATTAGAAGAATTCAGAAAAAGACTTAATGATGAATTGAAAAAGACTGAAATTAAATTTTTAAATATTGATTATAACCCTGAACATGTAATCAACTTTCTAACAAATACAAAAAGAATGTTAGAAGAAAAAGATTTCAATAAAAATGAAGGTTGGTTATGTAGTTGGTGTGAATATCAAGAATATTGTAAGAAAGGATATGATTATTTTATGAATTTACCTGAAAATAAAAGAAGAAATATTGAAGAAATTAGTAAAAAAACTATTTGGTTGTATGGTTCACCATTTAGTGGAAAAACAACTTTTGCAAATAAATTTCCTGACCCATTAATGCTTAATACAGATGGAAACATCAAATTTGTTGATGCACC